CACCAGAAGTATGCCCACCTTGTACCATTGGTATTAACATTATTGAAGAGCCTTTACGGTAAGCAATGAAAACGAATCACTATTAGTTATGTATAGGAAAAAGTCATGTCCGTTAGTAGTTGTAAAATCATCACCATCGACTAGTGTAAATCCTGAAGTTGTAATTGTTCCAGCAGAAGCATTGTTCGTTTGTTGAAGAACTAAAGTGCAGTCGTTAGCTGGAGGAGCAAGAGTATGCGCTCCACCATTTACGAACTTCTGCATATTTCCATTTGCCTCGTCAGGTGTATAAGTGCCAGACGATTTAGTCCCTGCATCATGTATTGTCACGGCAAAGCCAGCAGTTAACACATCAGCCGTATCAGCTTTCAAAGTGTCAGCATCATACGATTGCACATCCGTACCTATGGTAACACCTAAATTATCTCTGGATGTACTTGCATTTGCCAAATCTGTCAAATTATTTGAGGCTACAAGTTCCGTGCCTACTACACCGGAGCCTCTACCCGAATTTTCCCCGACTATTCCACTCATTTATTATTACCCCCCACTTATAATGTTTGATCTAAGTAACTGACACATACATCAATATTAGATGCACTAGCAGTAATAATAGATAAATGATCAGAAGCTTCCATGACAAATTTACTTGTATGTTCAAAGGTAGTTTTAGCCGCCAAAGCTTGGTCAAAATAGATATAAGTATCTGCTCCTCCACCACCATCATCAATTAATAGCTGAAAAGTTTCCGCTGCATTTCCTGTTTCGCATATCGTAACACTTAAAACAGTATAGGTATGTCCAGCAGCTACCGTCAGTAACGCCTGAACAGATGAGGCATCCCCTCTAAATGTTGCTAGTTTTAATACTTCACTTGCCATTTGTAGTCTCCTAGAATCCCATGACTAAAGCTTTACCTGTGGTTGTTGTATAAGAACTCCATGTTCCACCAATGACAGGGCTTGTTAATGTAGGGGTTGTTAATGTTTTATTGGTCAATGTTTGTGTTGTATCCACACCTACTAATGTCATATTAGCATCAGGGAATGTAAAGGTTCTCGTGGTATCCGCAGAAATCCCAGAACATTGGAACTGAGCTTTCTTGGTGGAAGTACCATTGTCCTGTAAAGTGAAATTATCGTCATCTACTGTGGCTATGGTTCCAGCAACGATCCCAGTAATTTGGGCCTGTATATTAGACGTTGCGCCATCTAGATAATTTAACTCTGCTGGGGTAACACTCACTATAGCGTTAATATTAGGGAAATCCCTTAACAAGGCATCTTTAATATTGCGTATGTGGTCATCACCCTCACTACGTGTATCCGTAGCCAAAGGATAACTAGCGACTAGGTCACTTATATGTGTAACACTTTCTAATCCCATGTTATTATCCTACGCTACCACTGGGCCAGTAGAGAGTCCACCTTGACCTACCACGTACCAGCGAGAATTAGTAAAAAGCAAATGCACTGAATCACCAGCATCTGCAAAAGTAATGTTGGAATACCCACCTCTTGTGGTTGGGGTTAAAGTCCCATTCCCACCATCCACTATTAAAATAACAAAGAGATGTTGACCTTCCACGCCATCCGCTAGAGTACCCGCATCTGCTGATGTGGTTGTCCATTCTACTATCGAATCTGTCACAGGCAAAGCCCCAGCACCGCTTAGTGAAGCCGTCCCAGATGTAATAAACCCACCTTGAACATCAACTTTTCCTGTACCATTTGGAGCTAAAATAAGATTCCCATTACTATTTGTACTGGAGATCGTATTNGCATCTAATGTAATATTGTCCACTACCCATGTATTGACCTGACTAGATGACCCAAGAACAACCGCCTTAGAAGCAGTCAATGTCCCGCCCGTTACCCCAGCAAGCTTAGTCAATTCTGCTTGTGTTGCAGTACAGCCAGTTGTGGATGTAACAAAGTTAGGGAAATCGGTTTTTAAGGCAACTTTAATGTTCCTTAAATGGTCATCACCCGCGCCCACTTCATCAGTGACAAGCGGATTGGTAATAACTAAATCTGATATGTTTAATACTGTTTCCAAGCCCATTTAAACCGCTCCCCACAAAAATTTGAATATTGAGATCGTATCCCAAGTGCCTCTCACATCTGACCAGCAGGCACTGTAGTCTAAAGACCATCGTGTTGTTTTAGACCCCCATGTCCCAGACTCTGTAGCCCAAGTATTGGTAGACTGCGACCAATGTTGTGCCTGAGACACGTTTGTCCAAGTAGTATTACCAGCCATAAGACTCCCCACTCACGTGCATAGCCCCGCCAGAATGTCTATCACGGTCATCTGCGGTTTGTGAAGCTTCAATGGCTTTACCGTACAATAATCCCCACTTTTGTGATTCCGCATCATCCCGTAGGTATGTCCATAGTTCAATTAAAGAGGCATACAAATAAATATCTGGGTTTTCTTCTAAAAGAATATTTGCTTCATTAGCAGCACTTAATGCAGTAGGAGCTTTGTAGTATAAAATTTCTAAAGAATATGCCGCACTGGGAGTAGGCACAATGCGTATCTCATTAGCCACAATTGTGTAATATCTTGGTAGCCCAGTACCTCCAAGGTTAGCCATATCTAAGGCTTCTGGAGTTTTATACTCTAGATCTGCTGGAACTCCCCCCGCACCATTAACTAATTTAAAATGCCTAGCCTGCCTATAACCCGGTGGTAATGTGTAATAATTTTGACCACTCACAGTAGACATTTGCGACCTAAGTTCCAACGCTCTGATCCTTAAATCACGCCCAATACGGGCTTCAGCCAATTTGACAAAATCCGGTATTCTTGCAGTTAAGTCGGTTCTATCTGCCCAATCTGCTATAGCTGCGGTTAAATTTGTGAAACTATCTAAAGCCATTTAAACAACTCCCCCAGATGTTCTCCACATCTTATTATCTTGGTCATTAAGCCATCGCTTCATAAATTGCTTATCAAACCATTTACCTGAACGCATCAACTCATCTACTACAATATTTGGTATGGTAGCAACCTTTCTAAAATGGTCACCCCTCTGGAATTTACTGTTATTACGCACACAAGCTTCATTATACTCCCGCCTGTTACCAACAGCTATTTCTTTGACATCCTGCGTAGACTCAACAATGATTTTACCTTCGTCAGTCCAAGCTTCCGTCTTTACTAAGTTAGCACCCCAGTCGGCACTGCCCAAAACTCTCTTCTCTGTCATAGCAACCTTCCTAGTTACGAATAATTTTTAGTTGGTTTTGGCTTTGGTTTCATTGTTTTTTTTACTGGTTTTTTTGGTGGCCTGCCTTTTGTACTACCGTATGTTCCTTTTCCGTGTGGCATATCAAGTATCCTGTATTATAAAGAAATTTATATTAGGAATAAGGAGAGGCCGTAGCCCCTCCCATCCCCGAACACTAATTAAATTAGTGATACTGTCAAATCAGCTACTTTAGCAGAAGCTGCTTCGTTTCTAGCTTCAAGCGTATACTCTGCAAGCAACATCCGTTTTTCTGCATCTCCGGTTTTTGCAAGCTCTACGACTTTGAATGGTCGTAAATAAGCAACAGCCCACATATCCGTTTGAAGGATTGAAACTGTACGATCACGACTAAATCGTGATGGAACAACTTTCAACTCCCCGAAATCAGATACATACATATCAGAAGCACCTACAATTGTAGCGGGGCCATTTTCAGCACCACGATACAAGGTAGCAATACCTGCAAACTGAGACGAAATATTCTGTTTATTCTTGGGGCCACAAAGGATGATGTTTGGATCACCACCAAGTGTCCAAGCAGCAGAAATCTGCGCTCTGACCAAGTCTTCAGTAATATTACGCTGTGTACCATCAGTAACATTCGTAGTCGGAGTCGTTGGGGTAGCACCAGAGCCGTTATGACTGGCATTGGTACTCATCCAATTCTCTAGACCGCGCAACTCAGCAGCAGTACCGGAAGCGGCAATACTCTCACCAGCAGTACCAGTAGAAAGAACGAACTCACAATCACGCTTCAATTCTTTACCTTTTTTGGCAATTTGATAAGCCAATTCAGACTTACGACCTGCCTTTAATATTGCCTCAGTCGTACCAGCAATAACGACAGATGCGTTAGAAATCTGCGTGAAGTTGGACAACCGACTCGTAGCAGCAACGGCATCAATCGGGTTAGTGGTTGTAGTATCAAAGTTATGTCCTTGATCTACCGCATTAGCACCAGCAGTAGCCAGTGAATCAGTTTGCCATTCATGGCGAGTTGAGCTTGCTTTAGTGCGCCCAATGTTGCTCATAAATGGAGTTTCTGTTGGACTGATGTTATAAATTACATCAGATAAATCTTCACGAACACCTTTAATATCCCCGGTTTCCGTGGTTGTTCCCGCAAAATATTCTGCGGTATTTTGTAAAATAGCCATGCTAAACTCCTAGAGTGAATCGAAAATCAATTGCGCTGCATCGTCTAATTTGCCCGTCTTACGCAACTGTTTCATTTGTGTATTTAAGTTACCCGATTTAGCAGACTTTCTGCTGCCAGTAGTACCGGGCTTTGCAGTTCTTGGAACTTTTGCGGTCTTTTTCAAGGTCTTTTTCTGTATAGCATCATACTTCATAGCCTTATCTAAGATTTTAAAAGAACGATGGTCAGTAATAGCATCCATATCTTCTTGGCTGTAGCCTTGAGATACGGCATAATCAGTCCAGCTTTGTGCCATTTTCGACTTCTTAGCCGGGTCAAGCCAATCTGGAAATTCCTGAACCATATACTCACCCTCATCCCTCAAAAGGTTCTCCCGTTGTCTGTGGGCCTCTTGGTTACTGGTGTGTTGCATACGATCCTGCTCTGCCCGTACCTGCCCAGCACGTTCCCGCAATTCAGTCCGTTCTTGTTGTTTAAGGACATACATTGTCGGGTCTTCCTCTGCCAAAGCTTGCCAATCAATATTGTCGTATTGCTGGGTGTTCTCTGCCAAAATCTGCTGAAACTGGCCTAAAGCCTGCTGATACTGTATTCGTTCCTGATTTACCGCTTGCCGTTCTGTCTCAAACTCTTTGCGAGATTTCGACAAGTCCTGCGTCTTTTGCGTATAGTCGCTACCTTTTTGGTAGCCACGTGTGAGTTCATCTAGGGTGACGGACACGTTTTTCCCGTTACTTCTAACGGTATAGGTCGGTTCCTCAACTTGCTCGTAATCATCTTCTTCTTCGGCTTCAGAATCCTCTTGAGGTTCTTCTTCAGCTACTTCTTCTGCAACTTCTTCTCCTTCATCTTCTTGTGCAGGATTTTCAGACCCAGTTGCAGCGATACGGGGTTCATATTGTTCACCCTCATTATCAACGTCTGGTAGTAATCCTGACTGCAATATTTGCTGTGCAGCCTCATGCTCAGAAGCAGTTGCTCTACTCATGTTAACTTGTTGACCTGCTGGGACTTCCGGTGGATTAGTCTCTGCCATTTAATCTCTCCTGAGTGCCTTCGACCGTGAGTCTAGGGCCACTCTCTGAATTTTTTCCTTGACACGCCCTTTTTATACGCCTATAGTAAAAAAAGAGGTTCAAAAAGTTTAAGTTTAGTCTTATCCAATAAAAGAGATCAATGCCTATTGCGTTAGCAATAGAGAGTAACGTAGTTACTCATCCCATCTTTAATGGACAATACTATTATTACGATGTTGAAGCTGCAATACCAGCAACCACTGCTGATTGTCCACAAATAAACCAAGTAGAACCATCAGATACAAGCTCAATCCAATCGCCAGCTTCTGCGTTTGTTGCATGGAAAGTACACACATCATGTGAACTACCATTAAATATAGCTGAATCAACGCCATCATCATGTGTTGCTGAACCGATAGAACCTGCAAAAAATTCCCCTGTTCCGTTACAAGTAACAGTACAAGCTGCGGTTGCGTTATCTTCGTTAAGAATAATTTTTACATTAAATCCTTCAAACGGAGGGTCAGGCAAGGTAATATCAACCCCATTCTTTCCCATAAAGATAACCTTCCCGGAATCCTCTGGCTGCAAAGTCGTATCTGATGTGATAGTCATTGTAGCTAGTTTCTCAACGTGTGCCGTTTCCTTCACACGCATCTTCCTATAAAAAGGTGACATACTCATAATCTTAATCCTTGGTTGCGTAGGGTCATGTTCTTACTCCCCACTGTTTTAATTTACGTTTTAACACGCCAGAATCTTCTGCATCTTGTAAATCTAAATCATCAAGTTGTTGTTCTGACATTTGTCCGGTTTCTAAAACCGTCTTTAAGTGAGCCTTTACATCACCTAAATTAGCAATCATCATCCATAACCGCTCTCTCGTATCGGAATCCTTTATAGTGGTTTGTTCCCAAGCGTTCATGTATAACTCTCGCAACTGATCGAAAGCTTCTTGAAATAGTGGATCTGAGAGAATGACCTTAGCCTTATTCCCTCTATCTATCTCTTCTGCTCTCTGTCCTTCATCTTCCAT